CTATTGAAAGGGGTATCTTTTTGGGTGAACAATTCCCATTAAGGTTTCCAGCGGAAACATATAACCTCGCAGGTAGATGAATCTACTTGCGGGGTTTTTTGTTATGGACGGTTCTTTAACCTTAAAAGGCAGCACTTTCGGACGGGCTTTTAACAATTCCCTCGGCCACGAGGGAGGGTTCGTTGATGATCCGGATGATGCCGGGGGTGCCACCAAATACGGCATTTCTTTGCGTACTTATAAAAAATATCATCCGGACGCGACAGCCCAAAATATTAAAAATATGACGCTTGATGAGGCAAAAATATTTTATCACCAATATTTTTGGCTGCCGAACCGTTACAATGAAATCAAAAACGAAGACCTGGCAGTCAAGATATTTGATGCCGCTATCAATACCGGTCCCGCACAGGCGCACCTCTGTTTGCAGCGGGCGCTTAACTGTGTCGGCTTTAAGCTCAAAGAAGACGGACGCCTTGGCGATAAGACGCTGGAGGCGCTTAATTATACCGGTTCGCCGGAGTGGGGATTCGCAATCCTCTGCGCCTATCGTTCCGAGTTGGCCGGATTTTATCGGCTGTTGGCAGAAACCAAGCCGAAAAATAAAAAGTTCTTAAACGGTTGGCTGAAGAGGGCGTATTCATGACCGATATTGTCGACATTGCCACCGTTGAAATCAGCCGGGAAATGGAAAACAAGCTCGGCCGGAGAAAGTTTCGGTTCAGGGCGTTAAAGCGTTCCCGCCGGTTTTGCGCGGAATGTGGGGAGCCGATTCCCAAAGAGCGGCAGCGGGCGGTTCCCGGCTGCCAGTTTTGTGTTGATTGTCAGGAAGAAAAGGAAAAAGCCAAACATGCAGTACGATAAAGAGCTTTATCAAAACGTCGGCAAAATTATGGGCACGCTGGAAAGTATGGACAAGCGCCTGTCGCGGATTGAAAAACGCCAGGACGAGGCAATGAAAAAGGTTGCCCGCAACTCAATGGTCTGTTCGGGCGTAGTCAGCGTTATGACTGCCGTCGTCATTGCCAAACTTAAAAGCATGACGGGAATGTAGGGAGAAACAAAAATGGCCTACGGGTTAAGACAGAAGAACGAGGTCAAGAAAAACTATACAAACCGGATGCTGCCGTTGACCCAGGCGGCAAAACTGGCCAATGTTCCGGTCAGTACCGCCCGCCGTTGGAAATCCGAGGCTTTTGCCCGCGGGGAAGACTGGGACGAGCTGCGCGCCGCTTCGGCAATAACTTCCGGCGGCCGCGACGATTTGATGAAGACGATTGTCAACAATTTTGTCGTTATGTTTCAGTCTACGATGGACAGCCTGCAAAAAGCCGAAAATATGCCGCCGGAAACCAAGGTTGACGCCCTGGCATCGTTGTCGGACGCCTTTGCCAAAACAATGAAGTCCGCAGGTGCCGCCAGCCCGGAATTGTCCCGGCTGGCGATTGCCAATGACATTATTCAGTTAATGGGCGACTTTGTGCGCGAAAAGTATCCGCAGCATATCAACGCTTTTATAGAAATTCTGGAGCCTTTCGGCGAGGAGGTAAGCCGCAACTATGGCCGATAAACTTTCAAAATCAGAGTTCAAAAAGTCCTTAAAGGAATATGCCGCCCAGTTCAAGCTGCAGATTGAGAGCATGAACGACGGCTTTGATATTTCCCCGGCCGCCTGTCAGGCCCGGCGCAAACGGGCTTTTAACGACTTTGAGTTCTTCAGCCGCACCTACTTCCCGCACTATATCCGGCAGAAGGAAGACGAAAAAACGGGGAAAATGCGCGACGTCGCCCCGGCATTGTTTCACAAATGGTGTTATGAAAACCTGCCGCGCATTGTCAAATTAAAAACAAGCGTCAGCCAGGTCATTGCCGCGTCTCGTGGCGAGGCCAAGTCAACCTATATTATGATTTTTACAATATATTGTATATGTTACGGGCTAAAGCACTATATCTTGTTTATACAGGATGTTTACGAACAAGCGGCGATTATGATTGAAAGCATCAAGGCCGAGTTTGAGTTCAACCAGCGGCTGAAGGCGGATTTTCCCGAAATATTCGGCAAAAGCGACATCTGGAAAGAGGGCGTTTTTGTTACCCGTAATAATATTAAGGTACACGCCCGCGGCGCCGGGCAGAAAATCCGCGGCTTGAAACACGGCGCCTACCGTCCCGACCTGGTCGCGTTGGACGATATAGAAAACGACGAGCTGGTGGAAAATCCAAAAAACCGCGACAAGCTGCAAAACTGGCTTAACAAGGCAGTTAAGAACCTGGGCGAGGCCGGCGCCAAGTTTGACGTTATTTATATCGGCACCATACTTCACTACGATTCGGTTTTGGCGCGCACGATTAACAATCCGATGTGGAACCATATCGTTTTTAAGGCAATTATGCAGTGGCCGGAAAATACGCCGTTGTGGGACGAGTGGGAAGAAACGCTGCGCAATTTCGGCAAAGTGGAGGCCGACGCCTTTTATCTAAAACATAAAGCCGCCATGGACAAAGGGGCGGTTTTGAGTTGGCCGGACAAGCGCGGTCTGCAATATCTGATGGAAAAACGCATAGAAGTCGGGCATTCGGCTTTTGACGCGGAATATCAGAACGACCCGCTCTCCGGAGAAGACGCGACTTTTACCAATTTTACGTTTTGGAATGTTTTGTCCGAGCCGCTTGTTATGTACGGCGCGGTGGATCCGTCTTTGGGCAAGGCCGGCAAGACCCGCGACCCGTCGGCCATCCTCATCGGCGGTTACAACCGCCATGTCGGGCACCTGAAATTATTTGAAGCTGCCATCAGGAAACGGCTGCCGGACAAGATTATTGCCGATATGATTTATTATCAGAAAAAATACAACTGCGTCATGTGGTTTGTGGAAACGGTGCAGTTTCAGGAGTTTTTGCGTACCGAGGCCATCCGTCGCGGCCAGGCGGAAGGGGTTTTGTTGAACTGTATCGCGGTTCAGCAGAATGTTGACAAAGATTTACGCATACAAAGCCTGCAGCCGCACGTCAACGACGGCACAATCGAGTTCCACCCGTCGCTGACGGCGCTGGTCCAGCAGATGAAGCACTGGCCGAAAGTCGACCACGACGACGGCGTCGACTGTCTGCATATCCTCTGGAGCAATGTTGTCAAATACGGCGGAGGCGGCCAAACCGTCATCAAAACGCTGGAGGACTTCCGGGGAACTTCCCCGTTCAGTCACGGGCTGCGCATCGGCCGTATGAATATTTTTGAGGGCATTTAAGATGAAAAAGTCTAAAAACAAACGCATAAAAGCGCAAAATAAAGTATCGGTTCAGATTGTCCGCCAGGAGCTGGCCAGTTCGGTTGAATACCAAATGGGGCGCGGATACAGCGACATTGCCCGCCCCGATGACGATATTTTGAAAAAGCACGGCTACAATGTCAGAATCTACCGCAGCCTTTTGAGCGACGAACAGGTTAAAGCCTGCTATTTAAACCAGCGGATTGCCGGCGTTATCGCTACGCCATGGGACATTATCCCGGCAGACGACACCCCGCAGGACGCAGAAATCGCCGAGTTTGTCAAAAACAATCTGGAACGGCTGAATTTTAACGAAATATGCCGCAAAATGCTGTATGCCACCTGGTACGGATTTCAGGTCGGCGAAATTATGTGGGGCGTCGAAGACGGCAAAAATGTAATTGCCGACATCAAAGTCCGCAATATTGAGCGTTTTAATTTCAAAAATACCGGCGAGCTTTATCTGATTCGCAATTATTCGGAAAAGGAGCTGATGCCCGACCGCAAGTTCTGGGTGGTCAAAAATTCCGGCGACAACGATGACGATATATACGGCCTCGGGCTGGCGCATATTTGCTACTGGCCGGTATATTTAAAAAGGAACGGCTTAAAGTTCTGGTCAATTCTGGTTGAGAAGTTTGCCGTTCCGACGGCGGTCGGCAAATATCCGCAGCTGTCAAGCGATGAGGTTATTAAAAAGGTGCTGTCCGCGCTTGACAGCATCGCGACCGAAACGTCAATCGCTGTTCCGGAGGGAACCGAAGTCCAGCTGCTGGAAGCGGTTAAATCATCGGGCGGCGACCACGAAAAATTTTGCAAATATCTTGACCAGATTCTGGCCAAGGCCATTTTGGGGCAGGACGGCACTTCGGAAAACGGCCGTTATGCCGGGACGGCTGCCGTTCAGGAAAATGTCAAAGACCTGATATTAAAAGCTGACGCCGATTTACTGTGCGAAAGCTTTAACCGCGTCATCGCCTGGCTGGTCGCCTGGAACTGGCCGGAAGCCCGGCCGCCGAAACTGGTGCGTAAGTTTGAAGTTCCGGAAAACCTCAAAGAGGCTGCCGAACAGGATTCTATTATCTGCGGCATGGGCTTTAAGCCGAGTTTAAAACATATTCAGGACAAATACGGCGGCGAATGGCAGGAAGTTTCCGCCGCACCGGTTCAGACTGGGGCAGGGGCAGAGTTCGCGGAAGCCGAAAACGATACCCCGCTGGATGAAGCGGCGGACGAGCTGGCGGAAGACTGGGAAGAGGTTTTGACGCCGATGTTGGAGCCAGTCCAAAAACTGGCGCAAAATTGCACCTCTTATGAAGAGTTCGGCGACAGGCTGCTGGAAGCCTATCCGGAAATGGACGCGGCAAAACTGGCAGAAAGTCTGGCAAAAGCCCAGTTTCGCGCCAAAATGAACGCCCGTGCGGGAGTCAAAAAGCATGGATGACAAAATCGGTACGGCGGCAGAATTTAAGGCGATAGCCCCGGAAGCGGCAATGCGCTGGTTCAAAAGCAAAGGCTATGCTTTCGGTTTTGACTGGCGCGACGTCTGGAAAGAAGAGCACGCCATTGCCTTTACCGTTGCCAAAGCGGCCAGCCTTGACATTTTGCAGGATATTCGCGGCGAGCTGGAAAAAGCGCTGGCCGAAGGCATCGGCTTTGACGAGTTCAAGGCCAATTTGCAGCCGAGGCTTGCAGCCCGGGGCTGGTGGGGCAGACAAAAACAAAAAGACCCGTTGACCGGCGAGATTAAGGAAGTGCAGCTGGGCAGCCCCCGCCGGCTGAAGATTATTTATGACACCAACATCAATCAGGCCTACAATGCGGGCGAGTGGGAACGTATTGAAGACGCCAAGGCGGCGTTTCCGGCACTGCAATACAAAAACAACGACCCCGCCAAAGCCCGTCCGACGCACCGCCAGTGGCACAACCGGGTGTTTTGGGTGGACGACCCGTTTTGGAACGTATGGACGCCGTCCAACGGCTGGAACTGCAAATGCTGGCTCAGGCAAATCTCCAAAGCCGAGATAGACAGCGGGCTGGTTCGCGTGGAGGGCTCGCCAAAGCTTGAATATGTAACCTATCATAACAAACGCACCGGCGAAACGACACAGGTTCCCAAAGGCATAGACCCGGGGTTTGACTACAAC